GAACCAGAACCAGAACCAGACTATGTTCTCCATTTAGATAAATCAATTTCTTGTTTAAAGAAAAAGTATCGGGTGGAGATCAGAATTATTAAGGAACAACCTTAGGAGAGAATCCATGACAGAAGTAACTACACTAATGTTCAGTCTTTTGTTTTGTCTCATAGGTGCAGGCCTGGGTTTCATTTTTGGATGGTTTAGTAATGAATACTATTCAGCGTTTATGGAAGCAACCATTTCGCAGAATACAAACATTCATCCAGAAATGTTAAACGATCAGGGTTTTATGATTGATGAAGAACTGTTATCCGTTAGGTTTATAGACGAGGAGGAATACGAAGAGGACTAATCATGATTTTAGTTGACATGAATCAATGTATGATCAGTAATCTGATGGTACAAGTGAAAACTAGTAATGGACTTGATGAAAATCTAGTTCGTCATATGGTATTAAACTCACTGAGAAACTACCGAAAGAAATTTGGTGGAGAATACGGCGAACTAGTTCTTTGTTATGATTCTAAATTCTATTGGAGGAAGCAAGAGTTTCCTTTCTATAAACAGAATCGTAAAAAAGATAGAGAAAATTCAACGCATGACTGGAACGCCATCTTTGAATGTCTCAACAAAATTCGTGACGAGATTAGGAATAACTTTCCTTATGTCGTTATGGATGTATATGGTGCAGAAGCTGATGACATCATCAGTGTTCTGATCAAGAATAACTCTACTAAAGATAACCCAGAAAAAGTTCTTATCATGTCTGGTGATAAAGATTTTCTGCAACTAGGAAAGTATTCTTTTGTTTCTCAGTACAATCCTGTACAGAAAAAATACATCACTCTTGATAACCCTAAAGAATTTTTGATGGAGCATATCATCAAAGGAGATCGAAGTGATGGTATTCCAAACTTCCTATCAGATGACGATACATTTGTATCTGGTAAAAGGCAAAAACCAATCAACAAAAAGAATCTAGTAAAATGGATTTCTGCAGATCCAAAAAGCTTTTGTACTGATGTTCAGTTGAAGAACTATGAACGTAACAAAAAACTTATTGATCTAAGTTGCATTCCAGATGAGATTCAAAGACAGATTGTCGAAGAATTTAATCGGTTAAATAGTACTGTAAAACAAGGAGTTACGATCGAGTACTTCTTAGAAAACAAACTGACTACACTATTAAATGATATAGAGGATTTTTAACTATGGCTGAATTACCTGTAGAAAAACTATTGATCTCTGAAGTTCTTCAGAAGATTTCTAACGCTAAAACTAAAAAAGAAAAGATCGCACTGCTCAAAAAATATAAGAGTCCTGCTCTACAATCGATTCTGATCTGGTCTTATGACGAGAGTGTGAAGAGCATGGTTCCATCTGGTGACGTTCCATACACCCCTAATGACACGCCAGAGGGTACAGAACACACGTTACTCTTCCATGAGTACAAGAAACTATTTCACTTCGTCAAGGGTGGTAACGACAAGCTTGCCCAGGGTCGTAGAGAGATGATGTTTATCCAAATTCTAGAAGGACTTCATGAATCTGAAGCAAAGGTTCTCTGTCTAACCAAAGATAAACAACTCAGTAAAAGATACAAAATTACTAAAGCATGTATCTCTGAAGCCTATCCAGAAATTCAGTGGGGAAATCGTTCATAGGAGAAACATATGGTATTATCAAGCGCTGATGTAGCTAATTTCAAATCCGTATATAGTGTTATCTGTATTCATATAAACTGTGATCCTTCAGCCGCTAAAGATAAAACTCTGCCTCGAAGCGCATACTTAGTAAAGTGTGACAACGGAAGTGAGGTGTGGTATGATGTGGTTATGGGATCAAAGATTGATATCTTCAATGCCTACTACGACAAATATGGTGATGTTGTAAAGGACATCGGATGGACCGATGGTTCAGTTCCCGCTAAACTATGGGGGTACACCCAAAAAGAAGACAACAAAAAGAAAAAGTGATTATGACTTCAAAAATGAATGCAAAACTAGTTTCTGTTACACCTGATGCTGAACAGACAATGGCATATATTGCTAGAGTCTCTAATCCATCCAATCAGGATAACGAAAAGTATGCAAGACTTCTCAGTTATTGTATTAAACACAATCACTGGTCTGTGTTTGAACAAAGTACAATGACTTTGGAAATTGAAACTACCCGGGCTATTGCAGCCCAAATTTTGAGACATCGTAGCTTTACATTTCAGGAGTTTAGTCAAAGGTATGCAAGTTCTA